GAAATCATGGTATTGAACATCGATTCGCGGAACGTCTTTACAATAAGATTCTAAATTATCGAGATATCTTTTCGTTACATTGAGACCAAATTCAATCGTCCAATCCGGACGCCGCGTTTTTAAGGAATTCGCGATCTCAATCGCCGGACGCGAGATCGTGATAACCTTTAAATGAGGGATACGCCGTTTCCAAACATGGAGGGTCAAACACGCGCGCGGGTCTTTCCATCCGACCGGATGACCGCGATCCCATTGTTCGACAAATCGGATCGCGTCTATCCGTTGTTTATGCGTCGGAATGATTTCCCATTTATCCGGAAACACGAATGATCCGGGACCAATCCCGGCGGTCCTCATCATTTTACGATTGAGGCGTTTGAAATCCAAATCCTCGAAATATCCTTTCGGGTTACATGGATGAGGTTCCGGTCGGAAATTTGTTCCGATATCGAGCCCACAAATTCCGAGCGCGCCCGCCAACATGGACGTTCCGGTCCTATGCATCCCCGTGATAATGACATATGTCGTTTTCATGCGCGATAATCTCCCGTCTTTTTCCGATATGCTTTTCGTTGTTCCAAAAACTTTTTATGTTGTTGTCGGATTCGCGCCCTCGCGGGTTTCGGGAATAATTCATGTTTCGTCGCGCCATGAATATGATCAACATACACGTTGAGTGCCGACGCCGTTTTCCATCCGGCGGTCCGGACCCGGTCATTATAATCGTCATCATTCCCCAAAATGAAAAATCTTTCGTGGAGATAACCGACGTCCTCCAATACCTCGCGGCGAATCATGCCACAAAAAAGAGGGACGTTCCCGTTACACGAAAGAATCCTCGCCGGGAGTTTGTTTATCGCCTCGAAAGGTTCCCCGTTCCGGAGGATTTTCCATCGTTCGATAACCCATTTCGCGTTCGTACACGTCCGCGATATATTATTCGTCAATGGCGAGAGGACTCCGATCTTTGAATTCCGCGTCATCAATTCGACCATTTTCTTCAACCATCCGGACGAGACAAAAACGTCGTTTGATAACGTGACGACGAGATCGGGTTTCAATGGAAGGTCCATCGCCGCCCGGAGTGCGACATTTGTCCCGGCGGCGTAAAAAAGATTCGCCGGATTCCGGATAATTATCGCCTCTCTCCAATGGACTTTGATGTGATTCGCGACCGCGCTGTAATTGGCACGATCCGATCCGTTGTCCACGAAGATCAACGTATATGGGGAATGAGTATTCGCCCGCAAATGATCAAGACATTTGATCGTCATTTCCGGTCGGTCACACGCTAAAACCGTAACGACTGTTTTCATAATTCCTCACATTGAATTCTTGTAAATGTTCATTCATGATCGCGGGATTCGTTTCAATCTTGAATCCCTTTTCCCGGAATTCGCTTAATTTCGTTTTCGTATAATGATTGACGTCTTTCCCGCGCTTGATCCTCGCGATGTTTTGTTCGTGATACGTGACGAGGACTTTGTTCGGACATAACTCCTTTTCATGCCCGCCGCCCATGTATCGATGATTATTGAAATGTAGTTTTTGGAGGCGGTTCCAATCTTGATAAACCTCTCGCGGGAAAACATGAGTATAAAACGGAGGGTTCGCCCATTTTTGAAACGAGATAAAATGATTGATCATATCCCAATAAATATACTCCGTGAAAAGGAGGCGACAACGTTCCTTGACCCCGATGATATTGACCGCGATCGACGCCTCCCCGTGAATCTCCAACATCGCATCCTCGCGAAAGAGGTCATCCGAATCGATCCGGGTTATCGCGAGATAGTCGGCGGTTTGTTCCCCGAATTCCTTGATCATTAATGTCGGTCTCCTTTTCCATTTGGGCGCGATCGTGAACGTATCGCCGATGACAGTTGAGAGGGTGGGATCAACGGGAACCGGATAAATTATTTTTATTCGAGTGTTTGGGTGACAATGAATATTCCCGGTTATTCCCCGATGCCGCAAACCGCAAATTACCCAAACCTCGAAATCCCGGAATGTTTGGTTCACTAACGACGGGTATGTATATTGGAGGAAAAAATCCCATCGGTAATTGACAAACGCCTCCGTCAATACGATCCCCGACGGTCTCTCGATATCGAGGAAAACTTGAACGATATGTTTTACATTAGATTGATTTTTCATAGTCATTGACGCCAAACTCCTTTAATAATTTATTCATTTCTAATTGAGTATATATCATATCGGGATTTCTCTCTTTCAATTCCTTTAATTCATCCTCGTTATAAATCTTGTATTTTTTATTTCTTTTGATTCTTGATATTCTCATTTCATGATTCGTGACTGTAATTTTATTCGAACTTGATTCAATGTCATCTATTCGTCCCATAAATCGATGCCTCTGATAATGTTCAATCCTTAATGTTTCCCAATCACGATACATGGATTTCGGGAAAACGTGAGTATAGAAAGCTGAATTTTCCCGCCTCCCAAATAAGAGAAAATGATTTACTGTATCCCAATAAATAAAATCCCGGAATACTATCCGCTTTCTAGTTTTTGGTTTCGATTTAATGATATCTTTTGTAATTTTCGCGGTTTCTGAAAGCGCATTTTTATGATATAGGTCATCAGAGCCCATAGTCGTGATCGCGATATAATCATCCTCCAAATGTGCGAACTCCTCAAATTCCATCCTTGATTTCCAATCATTGTTCTTGTTTTTATTGATTACAAAGGTATCTTCGGATATGTCGATTTTTTTTGAATGGAGAACCTTAACTCCATCAAGATCGATCGTCGATGTAAAATCACGATGACGATGACCGCACAATAACCATATTTCAAAATCTTTAAATGTTTGATTCATCAATGAACGATATGTATATTTCTTAAAAAACGAATATCGGTATTCAACGAAATCACGCGTTAGAATCACCCCATTTGGCGATTCAACATCAAAGAAAATTTGAACGATATGTTTTACTCGATTCCCCATATCTCCCCATTTTGAGCTCTAAATTGTTTGATCCTCCGGTCCGCCCGGTTGAATACCCGCGCCTCCATATGTGTCCGATCCATTTCCTCCCGCATCCATCCCGGATGATAATGGAAAATCTTCGCGTCCGGATCGCGATACAAGACGCCCAATTTATCCGCTTTCCATTCGATCTCCCTTGTCGCGAAATGGAAATACTCCGGATTGAGTAATCGTTTTTTCGGATGGGAATCGAGGTATTCTTGACCGACAAGACAAACGCCCGTCCAACAAAAATTCGTCGGAGGGACCGCGTTGAATTGATTGAACCCGACGACGCCGAAACCATCCTTGAACCGGGAATTGAAATTCCGGAACGCCGACTCGATCGCGCCCGGATGAAAAACAATGTCATCGCAAGCGATCAAGACGCCATCCTCACATAAAGGAAAGATATAATTCCGACAATAAACAGACCCTGAATGTATTTTAATAAAATATCCTGTCATGGTCCCGCCTTGATAATGATCTTTCGGGAGGCGGGAGAATGATTCGAAACCCCGACGGTCGTCATCGAACACGACATGGATATTCAAATAATGGAGAGGAGGGATCGACTTGATCATCCGAAGGAGTTTCCCGAATCGGTTCCTCGTTGAGAGGACCATGTCAATCGTTTTCATCCAATGACCTTTATTTCCTTAATGCAAACCTTTGGAATCGCGAGAGAATGTCGAAACGCCTTTTCCTCCGGATACATTTCCAATGAAACGACGATAAAATCCTTTTCGTCTTTTATGAGAAAACCGCAAATTTCACAATCCGTCGGTTTTAATTCATCAAGGACATTATGTTCTTTACTGTAACACGTCCAATCGATCGCCTTGATAAATACTTTTTTCAACGACATTTCAAATCCCTCGTCGTTATTTGTTTCGGCATACCCGCACGATTGACCTCTTTCCGGAACCGCCGGGACGCCTGATATTGATTGATGACCGGGAATTTGACCGACTCCATAAGATCGAATATCCTCGCATATTGTGGCGGGAGGGATTGGAATTTGATCCGACCTCCCCACGCTCTCAACGTTGCCAACATCCCCGGCTGTTGTGTCTCTTGAGAATAGAGTTTATGGCGACCGATGACCTCCGCTAAAAACGCGCGGGTCGTGGCGTTCCCTTGCCAATACATCGTTGAACACAATAACTCCTCACGACCGTTTTTCCATTGATGAAAATGCGCGGCGAAATCACAATCCAACGTGTCAAATGCCGCCGGATATCTCTCGATGACCGCATCCGCATCGAGGGAGACGATCGCCTTGTCCGGGAACATATCAAACGCCTTGAGGATTAACTCGTTATTGTAATGAACATTCGCGATCCACGATCCCCGACTCTTGATCCCCTCAATGTGATGAGGCAATTGAAAGAGGTTCAAAGATCGCTTGAGGTTTTCGATCTCCGCCTCGTATCCGGTCCCGACCGTGTAATAGGAGATAATGATCCATTCCATCATAACACCTCATCGATCGTTTTGAATTCAAACCATTTCAACGCCGAATCCGGATTGAGATTTACGACCTTGATTCTTCGAGCGTTAAGGTCACACCGCATCCCTCCCAATTCCGCAACGAATTCCCCTAACGCCATCGGGACCGCCGTCCTCCAATACCCGTCGTGAAAATGAGTCCTTTTTCCATCATGTTTCATATCGTATCCGAGAAGGTAAATTGGATTCGCGCCCATCACGACCGCAAGATTGATCGCGCCATAACCACAATTCGTCCCGCGATTGATCCCTCGTTTTTGTGATCTTGAGACGCCTTGAGGATTAAACGCGAGGTTTATCCAATGCGAGTCCGGGAGGTTGCGCGCATGAGAATCAGAGAACACCTTGATTCCCGGAAACGTGTTCCATTTCGCCAACATCTCGCCGCCGAATTTGCCGCTTTTTAATTCGCTGTAAAAATGGATATAGTCCATGAAATAGAGAACATCCGCGAACATACAATACGCGAACGCCTTGTTGATCGCGATTATCCTCTCTCCCCGGAGGCGTTCAAAATCGAACCCGGTCAATGACGGTCCGCCGCCGATGATAAAACATCGTTGATCTTTCCATGATCCATCCGGGAGGACGTTTTCGAGGTTTCGGGTTTGATCCCGTTTCTTGTTTCGGTTCTCCATTATGGTTCGGACCATCGGATCGCGTGTCGTTATTTGTTGTAAATCCATCAATTTTGCCCTATGTCCAACATTCGGGAGATCGAGATCGTCGTTTATACGGCGTCTCATGACGTCGATTTTTAAGGAAAACGCCAAAAAAGTTTAATTTTTTCAAAATTTCCTTTCCGAGCTATAAATCCAAGTTAAATTTTTCAACCTAAATCATCCCAAAACGTGTCATTCGTACAAAAAAAGGGGAGAGGATTTTGATCTCCCCTCCCCTTGAGTTTCCACTATCGTCAACCGCTACCTCATTACGGACATGATCCGCTTTCGAGTGTGACCTCGATACATTCAATTTGATCTGTATCTCCAGCGCATCCGCCGAACCGGAACCATCCCGCTTGAACGTCCGCATATGTGAGAACATCGAAATCGTTGAACAAGGTCAAATCCATTCGATATCCGCCCTTGAGACGTACTTTTGGGAGGATGACATAGAATCTATTTCGGTTTGTCAACATCATTGAGGTGATTTGGGTAAATCCCCAATCAACAACCTTTTCGGAACCCGCGAACCTTTGGAGATTAACGTTCAACGCTTGTCGGATTCGACCCCGTAATTCAATGGGATTAAGGACAACGAATCTTGAATTCTGCGCGTTCACGCCATATCCCTTGTTTCGGACCGCGAGTAAAATTGTTTGTGCGGCGAGGTTCATTGAGAGCGCGTCCCGGATCGCATTAACATCACAATCCGTACACCCGGCGGGTGCGGCGACCCAATCGCAACAACCTTTCGCATCGGCGACCGCCTCGATCAACGCATAGAACGCGCTTGCCCGCGTAAAGTACGCGTTTGAAACGAATTCCTTAGCATTATCTTCGATCGTCCACCAATCCTCGTCATCAAACAAGAGGCGGGACCATGACAACGCGCCTCCGTAAAGGTCGAAATAACACGTCGCCTTTGTGCCGCTCATTTGATAAACTTGGACCGGGACATTCATCTCCGCCAATTCAAAAGAGAATCCACTCAAAACGTTCCCGACCTCGAAACCATTCCGTTTTGATCCGGAATAATCCCGAATGTCAAAGATCGCTTCATAACCCGTATCGTAATCCGGAACCTCATGAAATTTTTCAATCAACGGGAGGACCGACGCCGGGAAATCGGAGGGTTTACCGAAACCCTCAATCGCCATTTGTCGTTCCATCCGCGCTCTCATGAATTGTTTCCGCATTTTGCGGAAATGGATTGACGCGGGTTTGTTGTCTCTGAATCTTTGGGGGATATAGAGATCAGGTAAACCGATCATCATTTGGAGTGCGAGGAGTAAATCCGCTTTGTCTTTCTTGGATTTACTGTCAAATTTTTCTAGGTTCGTGAAATATTGTAGTTGCATTTTCTACTCCTCTAATCGCCCGCATCCGGACAAATCGTCGCCTTGTCGCCCTTGAGATCGCACTTAACGAGAACCGTTCCCGCGAGAGCCGTCGCAACACAAATCCCGATCCATAGATATCCGGATATACAAACGTTTGTTACCGGATCGCCATCGACGCCGGACCAAAAAATCTTTTGTCCGCCGGAAATTGTGAGTGCCGCCTCTTTCTCCAACATGATCTTTTCGACGTGGTAATTGATGGTTCCAATCTCTCCGACCGTCTTTGTCTGAAATGCGACTCCGACCGTATCGTTTATGAGATATAGCTGACCCTCAACAATACCCGCCGACTCTACTGTAATTTTGAGACCCCGGATATCTCCGGATGGTCTCGCTGTTCTAATATGGTTTGGCATTTTTCTACCTCGGACTTATTGGATTTTCTCCTAATCCCGGACCGTCCGTCCGTCCGGGTATTGGTAAGAAATTTCGATTGATCCTAGTCTTTCAACTCATCAACGCGAGGGAGGAAAGGGTTATCGAACTCGTCGTCTCCGTCTCCGTCTCCGCCGTCATCCTCATCCGTCTCTTGATCCTCACCCGCCTCTTTTTCTTCGCCCTCTTTTTTTTCGCCTTTGCCATCCGTCACCTTGTGTCCGAAAACTTTCGAGACGACCTTGAAATCATCGACTTGACCATCGAGGAATATTGAAAACTCCTCGCCAATCTTGTCCGGATCGGATACCTCAAATTTTTTGAGATTGGATTTAATGAACGTGTCTTGTTTGTCATCGAATCCCCGTTTGTCCTTTTCCACTTTGTAAAGATCGGCGAGTTTTGTAACCGCCGTCTCCTTTTTCAATTTGATGATCTCGTCATCCCGCTCTTTCATTTTCGTTTCTAATTCTGTGACCTTTTCGGCGGATTCCGTTTGAGTCCTTTTTCGGGCGTGATATTCTCCCATGCCCTCCTCTTTAACAACCGCCTTGACGTGTCCCTTTACGACCGGATCATCGGTCAACGCATCCCGGTCGTATAAATCCGACGGCGGGATCGAATTCTCTTTGATGACTGTCCTTATGTCATCAATAGTAATTTTGTCCATATCGTCTCCTTTTTTTGATTGGATAGATTGGTCGCGAAACGCCTGTAATTCCCCGATCAATTTCGCACCGGAGAACGCGGGCGTCTCGTTCGATGAATCGCCTAACGCGATTCCCGTTATCTCTTTCACTCCGACCGCCTTGAACGTGTCGGAGGACTGAGGATCAACCGTAATATCCGCCTCGATACTCGCGACGTCCAACGTTAGATTTTTGAACGCCGGGTAAATATAAACCGCCGCGATCGCGGATAGTTTTCCCTTGATATCTTTCAGCGCCTTCCCGACGACCTCTCCGATCGATGTTCTCCCCTCATGCGAGGAGTCCGCGTTGTGACCGTGAAAAACTTTGGTCCCGCGCTTGAGAACGTCAACGAGAGATCGTATCGCCGATTGAATCCATTTGACAATGACCGATCCGCGCCCGACCTCTTTCGGGAACGCCGTTCCCGGATGACCGATAACGAACGCCTTAAACAATGGATCGGGATCATCATATTTGATCCGGCGGAGTACATCCTCCGGGATCATACCGCTAATTTCATCCGCCGCCATGTTGAGGAATTCCAAATCGATGACCGCGCCTTTTATTTCATATCCATCCGGCGGATGTTTAACGATTTCAAATCTCCGATTAACGGCGAGTTTTAACATTCGATTATTCCTTTCGACCCCATCCCGGTTTCAACGCCTCGGTCATTTTGAGGGATTTGATATTCTTGACCTTTTCCGGATCGATCTCCTCTTTCGGTTTTAACTTGACGTCCCTCGTCGTGAGGATTTTCTTGTTCCGTTCCCCCTCCGTCGGCGGTTCCGGTTTGATGGTCGGTCGATTCGCTTGTCTTGTCGTGATCACGGTTCCTCCTATGTCATCGCCGGGAGATATCGGATAAATTCAATTGATTGACCAACGTACACTAAATCCTTGATCACGTTCCGCCGCTCATTCAACCGATCACGTTCCCGCATTTCGACCGATCGTGTATTTTCATACCGGATCGCCGTGATCTTTTTTTCCGCCAATAACGATTCGTTCAATTCGAGTCGGTCATCACACGCCGCGATCAACGCGTCTAATTCCTTGACCGTCTCCAATTTCTCTTTATACGAGATCGTCGCCTTTGCCTCTTTCCCGGATTGAAGTTTAACGAGGAATTGTTTCATCCCCGTGACGTCCTTTTTCGGACGATAACAATATGGCATATCAACCTCCTTTGTTGATTTCATATATCGTCATCACAATCGATACAAGGTGCGAACCTCGTCGATTGTGTTGTCTTTGCCGCCTCGAACGACCCGTCGTGATCCGCACAATGACGCCGCGCCTCCGCCGCCGTCCATTCCGATTTCGGGTAACGATATGTTTGTTCGGTCATGGTCGATTTACCTTTGAGGCGTCCCATGATCACGTCGTATCGCTTGCCGCCGGATCGCCGGGAGGACCGCCGGAACGAGTCCGGTTGAAAATTCCCCGGCGGTTTCAAACGACAAGAATGTTCGTTAGGAAATGGCATAACGCCTCCTCAAATAAATTGCAATCACTAAACAATAAATGATCGCCAATCCATCGAAATCGTCGTCGTCATCGTCATCCACAAATGGAACACATAAACAATTCGGATGAATCGGAGGCGGTCCACCATACGGAATCCCGATTATTTCACACCCCATTTTATACTCCTCCAAATCCTTTTGTCATTCCCTTTAATTGATCCGACACGCCGCCTTTCCCGATTTGATCGATCTCGATTTTTAAATCCTCATTCTCTTTCTTTGCCGCGTCCAACGCCGTGTTGTCCGACTCCGCCTTTCGTCTCTCCTCCAATTTGGAATCGATTCCCGGAATCTTGTCTCTCACAAATTCCTTTGATATTATTCCGAATTGTGACGCGGGAATCAAGACTTTTTCTAAATGATCCCATTGTTCTTGAGTATAGACGGGTAATTCAACGCCGATCTTTCGCGGATCAAGTTTGTTCGATTCTCCTTTTTGGTCATATACGGTCGCGTTGTATTTATACATCCCCTTTTTGATCATCTCGTAAAATCCGCCTTGCCATGCCGCCCGTTCTTTGGTTGTTCCGGCGATCATCAATTCCCGTGTGTTCTCACCCGTCGCCCGGTTCTTTAAAAGATCGAGGAGTCCGAGGAAATGGATCGGAACGCCCGTCGTCCCGGAGATAACCTTGATCAAGGTTACGATCTCATTGATCAAATTCTCAACGCCCGATACATCCGGCGAGACGAACATAAACTCCGCCGTTGACGCCAACATTTTCTTGATCCGGAAATTCGGATTCTTCGCGATCTCCGCCATTATCGAATCCGCCTCCTCTTTCGACGTACACTTGAAATATGGCGTGGGCGCGGAGAATAGGCGATTGATTTCCCGGAGGTCTCTGAGTGCCTTGTCGAGATATTCGATCTGCGTCAAACATTTCATGACCTTCGGTTGTGTCCTGTTCGGTTCGTCGATCCTCCCTCCGAATTTGATATAAACGAAATCGGGAGGTTTGAGTATCGCCGCTTTCCATTTGTACGGACCGGATATCCTCCCTCGATATGAAACCGACTCGTATTTCGTATAATCATCTTGATCCGTCTTAACCTTGTATTTCCTTTTCGCCCATGATATGAACCGGACCGACGCCATTTTCTCGTTCTCGTCGATCTCCTTGTCCACTTTCTCCAATATCACTCGTCCGAGGAATTTCCCCTCGATCTCTGCCTCCGTCGCGAATTGGATCGCCGTAACCTCATCAAGCCCATTGTGTTCGAGAAATTGTTCCGCCCATTTGATCTCGCGTTCCGCCGACGCCTCCCCGGTCGTCCTGTCAATGATGTTGATCCCTTGACCGACGATAAACGCCGCCCGGAGGTCGATGATATTCCCGGTTTGAATAACTCCCCAATCCGCCGTCGCGTTATATTTATCCACGATCTCCGGGATCGCCGATTCATACGAATTGTATTCATTCCCGCGATACCGCCCATCCTCCCGCGCCCTTGCCGTGAGGAGATCATCTATCAACAACATTTGGGATTTCATGTCTCGCCGGGTTTGAACGATCTCCGTCTCTAGGGATTGAATCTTTCGTTTATTGAAAGGATCGAATTCTATCGCCATTGTATCCTCCGTTAATAGGCGTCTTGTTCGGACCATAAGAGCGCGCCTTGTTTCCCTTTCTTTTCATAGAACGCCAAAAGGAACGCGTCCGCAAAATCGGGAGATCGGAATCCTCGTTTCTTGTAATCCTTTTTCGACTCGATCCCTCGTCTCCCTTTCTTGTCGGTCCCTTTCGATTTCCGGTTTACCAATTCCGCCTTGAGGCGTTCATCCTTTGGGCATGAGATATCTTGAATCGTCCCTCCGACCGTGAACCACATTTCGGAAATCGTGTCCTGATATTTGTCCTCATCATTTGCCGTCGCGTTAAAGACAATCTTTTGGACCTCGTACTCCCGGCGGATCATCTCGTCGGATAGCCCGCCCCCAACGCCCGTGTCGTCAACCTTGATCAAGCAATCGTTCGTCGGTTTCCCGGATCGAGGGACGCCCGCGCGGATCATCATTTCCTCCATACGATCCGCGAGGAACGCGGCGATCGGCGAGGTCGCGACGTCCGGCAATTGAGCGGACGTGATGACCATGTGATCGACAACCTTCAATCCTTTCCGGAGATAATAAACCGTATCGTCATCCCCGCCGCGCGCAACGTCCGCGCCTAACTCCCATCGACCCACCGTGTCAAATTCCTTGTTCTGTGCGTTCCCGTTCATCTTCTCGACTTGAGAGACCTTGATCATCGTGTCAACGCCCTGATCGGTCAATTCTCCGAGAACCTTTGATATGTAAAGGACCGACTCCTCCGTCCAATCCTCGCGACACTCCTCGATCCACGTCTTGTCCGCGATTTGAATCTCAAGATTCGAGGCGTCTATCTTCGATATCTTCGCCGTCTCGAAATCGTCGTCGTCTATGTACTCGAATTTCTCCCCGGTCAAATCCGGGCAATCGAACGCGGATATATGAATCCGTTTCCATTTATTCTCTTTATGGAATATCTCGTAAAACGGTTCGCCGATCTCGACGCCATCGGTTGTTGAGATCGCGAGGAACCGACAATGTCCTCCGGTCATGAGTCCTTTGACCGAATCCCATAACCACGCCGGGATTCCTTTTGCCTCATCGAAGATAAAAAGGAGGTTCGGAGAGTGCCATCCCTCCGCCCTCGCCGGGACGTCGGTCGAGAACCCGACCGCATATGAGTCGGGATCGTCGGTCCGGATTTTCGTCATGAAACAATCGCCGATTAATCCGATCCGGGAGGACGTATATATCTTGTTGATCTCCGCCCATAATAACATTTCGACTTGAGAATGAGTCGGCGCGGTCGTGATGACTTTTGCATTGAAATGACAATTGAGGAACCAAACGACTAACTCCGCCGCCGTGTATGTCTTTGAGGAACCATGACACGCCCGGACCGCCGTAAACTTATGATCCCGGACCGCCCGGAGGATATCACGTTGTTTGGACCATGTATAATGACCTAACGCATGATGAACAAAGAGAACCGGATCGGCGGCGTACGCATCGAACACGTCTGCCATCGCCTCAAGATTTTCTCTTGTTTCCTTTTCCTCTAATTGCATTGATCGCCTTTCGTAATTTATTCATGTTGACGTCATGTGTATGGGTAAACGCGCCTTTGACATTCACGTTATCCGTGAACAATCCATGATATCGACCGCCCAATTCAAACGCCTTTAATTTACTGAGGAGTCTATACTCGATCCCTTTCTCTTTATCGTATTTGATCGTCTCGACGACACTCCCTTGTTCCCTTGTTAATTCACTTGGCTTTTTCCATTCGATCAAGCCCGTCTCCGCGTTTCCGTCCTTTATGTAATCCAAGATGTTTGAATTCCCGACCCTCTTTAATCCCGCGAGAATATCCTCGACCTCTAGTCCTTTCTTTTCTAATAGCACCTTTAACATTTCCGCTAATCTCTTTTGAATCTCAACATTTTTCAACAACCTTTGTCCTTGAGAATAAGCCGTCTTTTTGGAATATCCCGCCGCCTTTGCCGCCCGTGTCGCGTTGAAATCGACGATGTATTCAAGACAAAATATCTCCTTTCGATTTGCCTTTGATATCGCGTCTTGCTTTAAGGTCATGGTTTCTCGACTTTCCGGATGATCTTAACGAGACCTTGATCTCTCAATTTCTCCGCCGCCTTTAAAGTAAATATCGATCGATCTCCCTTTTTGTACGCACATGATGATTTCCTGAATTCTATTAGAACCCATGCGCTCATAAATTTTCAATCACTTTTAATATTTTCGCTGTCCCGCGCCTCTCATATCGTTTCGCGGTATTCAACGGGATAACTTTCTTTTGTCCTTTCTTATGGGAACATTGACGTCTCACAAAAATGACTAACGCCAATTGTCCGGACCATTGGATACATTTATTCATATCGATTTCAACGCCTTTTGGATGAGGCGATTAATTTGAAAGAATCCGTTATCGACCTTTTTATCTAATTCCTTGATCGTTCTTTGGTCCGATTCCAATGTTTTTACAATATACTCGATCGAGGTTTCGTGTTTTATAATCGTTCCCTCATGCTCGATACATTTGGTCCCGTATCCCGGATTCGGGATGAATCTCTTTTTCCCGTTCTCGTCTTTTGGTCCGCCATTCCGGAACATTCTAACAAGGAGGATCATCAAAATGAGAATGATCGCTTGAATCAAATACATGATCAATGTTCCGACGTCGATATTGATTCCCGTTCCGTTCATCTCAACCTCTCTATTTCCAATTTGAGATCGAGAGCCCATTGGAAAAACTCATCATTGACAAGGTCGTATATTCCATCTTTGACTGTTTCGTTTTGCCAATCAACGCCCGTAATCTTTCCATCCTTAACCGTGATATATGCGATCGGATTCTCTTTGACAATCTCGCCGGGATAGAGGACGTCGTATGATGGGAAATTTCCGGGATGATACGCCGTACAATTAGTTATCTGGATTAAATAGCATATCGCGAATAAACTTAGTATCCCGGCGGCGAACGCCTTTCCGGAAATTGTCTCGTCGTTTGGCATCTTTCTCTTTCTTGATTTCATTCTCGATCGTCTCCTCTAAATCAACAAGTTTGTCCAATAGTTTTAAAATCTTTTGTATATCTCCCATTAATCCCTCGCTAATTCAAAATGATAAATGTCGAAATCCGTTGAATCGATCTCATCGTCCGCGTCCCAATCACCACCCCATCGGAGACCAAACTCGCGGCAGAGATCGCCCGCCTCCTCGTATTTGGGATCACGGTTCCATTCCCATCGATAACCACCCGTTAAGGGATTCAAAAAGACGAGACAACAATCTCCCGCTTCCCATATTTGATGATTCGATATCTTGATTACGCCGTCATAATAGGTCACGATCCGACCGGGTTCGGTCCGACCGAGAGCGTATAATTCTTTTTGGCGATTTGTGGTTCTGTGGAATTCATACGGGACGAGGATAATGTCCCTCCGATATGCCTCTAAATTGAAACGAGAGAATTGTTGATCAAATTCGATTCGTCTCTCGGTTGACATTTTCTTCATAATAGGCGACCGCCTTTTGAAATGTCAAGGAACAAAAAAAAGGGGAGACGCGTTTCCCATTTTACGCACCTCCCCTCGCGACAATAATGATACAACATTTAATCGCAACCTATTTCGCCATATATCCTCCTCTATTTTTTACCCCACAATGTGAGGTATTATTCCAGATCACCCATTAAATCGATTTCCGTTTCTGCCTCTTTTAACTCCGACTTGAGATTATCGATTTGTTTTTCGAGATCGCTGATTTTTTCTTTCAATTCTTGGATTCTATTAAGATGAATCCTGTCATCGTTTTTAAGGTCGGCGTTTTGTTTTTCGAGATCGGAAATTCGGTTATCAATATTCGCTTTAATGATTTTCACCCAATCCTCAATGAGCGCACTTTTGAAGGATGGACTCGCCGATTCAAAAAAAGATATCGATCGATCAATGACGTCATTCCATATTTGTTCGGCGGATTTTTTTGCGACTTGAAAATTGCTCATTTTTTCTCCGCGCTCTTTTTCTTTTCCGCCTCGCGTTTCTTCGCCGC